TTATGCCGCCTCCATCTGCCCATCATTCGCCGGAATGCCAGCCCGCTTTCGAATCCATCCCTGCACAGACGATTCTAGCCAGCCCTTCGCTCCCTTGCTGATTGAAAACGGTTTGGGAAACTCGTCAGCATTAATCATCTTGTAGATGGCCGACTTTTTTAGGCCGACTAAAGCCTCGACTTCAGGAAGTCTGATTATTTTTTCTGGTTGGGTCATTTCGTAACCTCGATAGATTCAGCCTTTCGGCCCATTCGAAAAACAAAAGGCGCCTTGCGCTTATCGGCCGTCACCACCTTCTCTTCGAGCAACTCATTCAGGTGGTTCATGACCGTCGTCTTGGCCAGGCCTGTCCGCAACGAAATGGAGTCCATCGTCAGATGACCCTCGCGGATCGCCGAGACGATCTCGCGCCGGGTCTTTTCCTTCATTGGAACGCGCAACGCCAATGCCGCATCTCTCTGCGCCGCCTTGGCCGCTTCACGCCGCTTGCGGTCTATCTCGTCTTGGTCGATCTTGCGCAGGGTTAGGTTTGCCGGTGGGACGTACTCGTGCCGGAACAGGGTTGATGCGACTAGGCTCATTTACCAGTGCTCCCAAATCCGCCGGTGCCGCGCTCTGTGTTGGAGAGTTCTTCGACCTCGACCAGTTCGACCAGCGGAACTTGCACAAGCATTGCCTGGGCGATGCGGTCGCCGTTGCGCACCTCGAATGCTCCGACCGCATCCTGATCCTTTGTCAGCTTTACTCCGACCTCGCCACGGTAGTCGGAATCGATGACCCCGGTGCAGTTCGCGAGCCGAACACCACTATTGAATCCATGGCCGCTGCGGGAAAAGATCAGCATCACCCAGCCCTCCGGAATCTCAAAAGATAGGCCGGTGGCAAATGTCACCGGCTGTCCAGCAAAAACAGGTACCGGCTTTATCTCGTTGATTACCGCACACAGGTCAAAGCAGGCGGCGCCTTCTGTGGCGTACTTCGGAATTACCGCGCCCGGGCGCAGCTTCTTGATCTTGAGTTTCATCGTGTTGCTCCTGTATGGCCAAGCATGGCCCGATATGACTGCAAGCTCTCCGTTCGGTCGTAACCGCCGGTTTCGTGCTGCCTGAGTCTGTGAAGAAAGCGGGAGCGCACGTAGCGCCCCGCCGAGATGTGATTCGGCCACACCACGTAGCCGAGGAATGGGATGCCGGCGGCAACCGGCGCCAAGCAGATTTTCTTGGGGTGGATGGTCATGCCGTCGGCTGCCAGCTTCTCGACGATGGCCCGGCCGATTTCCTCGGCCGCCTCCTTGCTCTCGGCGACGATAACCATGTCGTCGACGTAGCGGATGTAATGCCGAACGCGCAGGGTTTCCTTTACCCAGTGATCGAAGTCGTTGAGGAAGATGTTCGCGAATAGCTGCGATGACAGATTGCCGATGGGCATGCCCTTTGCCGCCGTCTTCCGGTAGGCGCTATCGGCCGGGAACAGATCGTCGTAACGGTCGTCGGTGCGCCAAGAATCGATCAACGCAATAACCAATTGGCGCACGTCGTGGTCGCCGATGAATCGCAGTGCCCGAGCTTTCAGCAGGTCATGGCCGACCGAATAGAAATATTTCGAGATGTCGAGTTGCAGCACCCAGCGCGCCGCCGGTCGCCGGCAGAAGTCGGCCAGGCGGTTGATGGCAGCCAGCGTGCCGCGCCCGGGAAGGTTTCCGTAGGTGTCATGGATGAAGCGCGTCTGCCAGATTGGCAGCAGGTAGTCGTAGAGCATCCAATGGACAATGCGATCCTTCATCGGCGCATCAATCACGAACCGGAATTTCTTCTCTCGAACAGTGAAGCTGCGGTACGGGCCGAAGGAATAGGTTCGGCTGCGCAGTCGTTCCTGAATGATGCTCAGATAGTGCAGCGGATCTTGAGCAAAGCGCTGGATGCGCTCCCTGTTTCCCTTGTTACGTCTGGCCTTGATCCAGCATGCGTGAAGGTTGACAAGTGTCGTCAGGTTGTAGAAATCACTACCGTGTTCCGCCACGGCGCCAGCAGGCCCCGTGGCGGTTCCCGGCTGGGCGTGTTGCCTTGCTTTTGAAGCGATTGCTTCAGGAAGATTTCGACCAAGAAGAAGCTTTCCGTGGGCGTGCCCAGCGTCTAAACATGAAATCCTTGGGTCAGCGGAAGCCGACGTTGTCGTTGCGGTTGTCGGGCCAGTCGTTGTTGAGATTGAACGCGCCGGCATTCGACTCGGAGTACCAGTAGCCGCCCCGGATGAGCGCATTTCCGGACCTTCCAGAAATCCCCCTTCGTTGAACATCATGGCTGCACCTGATGGGACTTAATCAGTCCGCCAACAAGCTTGCCAAGCTCAACGGCTAAACCGACACGATGTTCGAACGAGAACGACTTGTGCAGGTTTAGCCTTGGAGCCTGAGTCAGGTAGTGCTTGAGGCAATCCACATCTGCCGACAGACTGCGCAACAGGGCCGGCTTGTTCTCTTCCAAACCAAAGGCAAAGATGGCGCGGATGATTCTCGCCATGCAGGCGCGCAGATTCTCTCCGTAGGTACAGCGCAGGTCACGTGGCAACTTGATGATGTCCTGCAAAATTTGAGTGTCGAGGTCTTGTGCCTGCGACTTAAGCGCAAATCCGGAAGTGTCCGGAGTGGCCAACAGTTGCTTGGCGGCAGCTTTGTTCAATTCACCGCGTTGCTTCAGTTCGGTGATGACCTCATGAACCACCAGGTCAGAGACGGAATCCAGTACCGAAACATTGCCGGCCGGTTGCTCGGATACATATACCGTGTGGCCTTCTGCCTGCGTGCCGAGCGCAACGACATAGGGAATGCCGAAGTCAGCGACCATTGACCATAGTCGGCGTTTGAAATTCCCGACCGGAAATCCAACACGAAGGCGCGGCTCTTCCGCTGTTCCGACCAACTTCATTTTGTACTGCTTCAGCACGTTCAGCGCATAGGCCGTGCGATCAAACCCATGCAGGAACTTGCCAGCCTGAACCAGAACCAGGTGCCCCGGATTCTTCGCTTCCAACTTGGCGGCAATGGCCGCTGTCGGGTCAGCTTGACCAAGGCCAACCTCGACGCATCGGAAGGCTCGGATTGAAAACTCGGTCTGTTCTTCTTTGGTTGGTGCTTCGCTCATGATTTCTCAGTGTTTGGGTTGGTTTGTCCGGTCACCGCTGCGCAGTGACCGGAAGCCAGGGATCAGAGGCCAATGGGTTTGGTGCAGCGGAAGCCGACGTCGCCGCTGCGGTCGCCGGGCCAGTCGCTGTTGAGATTGAACGCGCCGGCATCCGACTCGGAGCACCAGTAGCCGCCCCGGATGAGCGCATTCCCGGACCAATTTGAACCAGAGGACGGTCGCCAGCCCATTCCCTTCTCTTCGCTCGGGTAGGGCGCGGCAGCAATCGACGGCGATTCCTTGTCGAATGCCTTGGCGATCAGGCCGTCATCGTTGCCTTGGACGTTATCGAATACCCACTGCCAGACGTTTCCGTTCATGTCGCAAATGCGCTCACCGCTCGACAAGGTCAGCCAGCGGCGTTCCTTATGGTCTGCCGGCTCAACGTTGCCCGGCTGGGCGCTGCTGTAATTGCCATTGCGGATGCCACGGAACAGTTTTCCCTTGCCGACTTCGCCCTTCGTCCAGTTGCACGCCTGCTGTGAAGCGTTCCAGGCGATGGCCAGCCATTGCAGTTCGGTGATGAGTTTGTAACCAGCCTTCTCGCACGCCTCTTTTGCCTCGGCAAAATTGATTCGAACCCATGGTGCGGCGCTGGGCGAAACAGCAGCTTTCCCTTCTTCGCCTTTGGTGCAGGCATATTGGCCAACATGGAACGCCGGGACGATAGTTCCGTTCGGCAGAGTCGTTTCTGGAACATATACAAAGCAATCGTTTTTCATGATTAAGCAACTCCCATCAATTTATTAACTTGTTCGGTCTCGTCCTTGTTGAGCGGACGGACCCAGATCACGCCGAGGCGGTCATCAGAGCCGAGGGCACGGATCCGCGCGGCAATCGTGGTCGGGCAGAAGTACCACCACCACTTTTCATGTATCGGGTGCTTGAGAATCCTCACGCCGCCTCCTTCATCTGGCCGGATACGCCGTTTTCGATCCAGAACGCCTCGATGTTGTCGAAGTTGAGCGTTGGCAGCGCCTTGAGCGTGCCGAAGATAAGAGCGGTGTCGATTTCTCCGGCTGCGGCCATGCCGTCGAGCCAGTAAAGCAAGTCCTCTCGGCCGTTGAGATCTAGAACGTCGAAGCGGTCGAGAACCAGCAGTTTCAAGCCAGCGATATGCGACACAGCCTCGGCAATCATCGCGTCGGCGCGCCACTTCTCAGACTCGGACAGCAAGGCGTAGGGGCGGCCATGCAGTGCGGCGATGATCTGCATGTCGGGCATGATTTCGATGCGGTCCCATTGAGCGTCGCCCGCCGTCACCGCAAGCCGGTGATTGATCGGCTCAAGAGCCTCGGCCAGCAATTCGGCCGGGATGCCATCCGGTGCCAGCGCGTCGGCAATCGCCGTCCATGCCAGAACGTCGGCGTGAAGCTTGGCGACCTGATCGATTGCCGCTTGACGGCGGCTGAACTGCTCGGCGATGTCGCGGTACTTGGTGACGTCGGCCAGCCAGGCGTCGCGCTTCGCTTTCAGGTCGGCGACCTTGGATTCTGCTTCGTCGGTGTTGGCGTTTGCCTTTAGCCCGTCCAGTTCCTTCAACTGCTCGGCCGCCTTCTGTGCCGCTTCAAGGTTACGCTTGCTGTTAGCGACGGAGCTCTGCATCAGCTTCAGGGCGTTTTCGTACTCTGGCAGCTTGGCGATGGCTTCCCGATCGGGTTGGTCATCCTTCTTGTGCGGCCAGCCGTGCAACTTCTTGTACTCGGCAAGGTGTGTCTCGGCACGGTTGACCAGTTCGTCATCGAACGGATCGGGGAAAGAGCGGGCGATGACAAGAAATTCATCGGTTACGGCGGCCAGCCCACGCAGCAGGAATTCACCGGGCTCTTTCGGGTCAGGCTTGGCGACGCCGGCCTTTGCCTTGCAGTCGGCTACCTTCTGTTCCCATGCCACCAGTTCGGCGGTGTCGAGGTTTAGCTTCGTGGCGTAGCGTTCGACGTTGCTAGCCATGTTGTGCAGTTCGAGGCGCTTTGTCTCGGCTTCGTGCGCCTGGCGCTGTGCAGATTTGGCCGCGCCGAGTTCCTGTTGCGCGGCAGCCAGTTCCTTGTCGGCCTCGATCAGCTTTTCCTTGGCGTTATCGTGGCGGTTCTGTGCCTTGTTGGCTTCGTCAGGAAGCGCGGCCGGTTGCCACTTTCCGCCCTTCTCATTGCCCCAGGTGTCGCCACCGGTTGCCGTCTTGTAGCTGGACTTGGAGTCGCGTGCCTTGCTGGCGGCTTCCTTGGCCGCCGCATCAAAGCCGGCGCGAAGGATCGGGGCGATCTGGTCTATGCGCTTGGTATCGGCGTCCAACATCTGAGACTTGCCGAACAGGCGATCAATCAGGCGACGGCGGATGTTGTCGCTGTCGAGTTTTACGCCCATCAGCCCGAAAAGGAACTGGCGGCGGTCGTTCTCGGCCATCTTGGCGAAGCGCTGGGCGTCGAGGACGTAGGAAAGCGCGGCGTTGTCGCTGTGGTTTCCCTTGCCGGAAGGCAGAACAGCCTCGAAACCAGCGTTCGTGGTTTCAATGGCCGCAAAGCCAGACTCCTGCCCCTCGGTGATCAGCGCGGCATAGTCCTTTTTAAGATCAACGCGGACAGTCTCGCCGGTCAGGGCCATGCGGACGGCCTCCTGAATGCTGCTCTTACCGGCGAAGTTCTTCCCGGCGATCAGAGCGACCTGCTTGTTCAGGCGCAACTCGACGGCGCGGGAGCCGAGGAAGTTGCTTGTGGTGATGGATTGGATTTTCACTTTTTCACCTCGTTTATAATCTCGAAACAGATGTAAACGTGCTCGGGTTCGTTACCCGGCTTTGCATCCATCGGCAACTCAATGCCAAGGTGCTTTCCGAGCTTTTCAATCATGTCCTTGGCGCGGAACAACTCCGGGCCGACAAGGCAGGCTTGGCGTTCGAGCGGCGAGCCTTTCATCTGAATGAGTGGCGCATTGATAAGGCGCTCATGGGCGAGGCGCAGAATTTCGCGCATGGTGTCCATTTCGTCGTTGTGCAACTCGATGGTCATGCGGTTGTGGCGATAAGCTTCCATGATCAGGCGGCCTTCTCGTTTTCTTCGTGAAATGACTTCCAGCCGCGAATCCACTCTTTGACCAGTTCGTGACGGATGACCGGGCACTCGCTCTCAGGTTTTCCGGCCTCGGCTGCGGAGTAGCCCTGATCGAAGGCAGCGTCCAGTTCCTCTTCGCTCGGCTTTACCTGATCCGGAGACGGCAGGCCAAGCACTTCGCCCTCGATCACACCGCCACCGTCCATGCCATCACCGTCGCTGTTCGGCTTGTATTCGTGGCCGAGGTCCATGGCGCGCTGGTCGGATTCGCCAGTCACCTCATTCATGCCGACTGTGTGGTCCGCTGCATTGGCAACCACCAGCAGGATCGCCTTGCCGGCCACGTCGTACAGTTCGTGCAGGTTTTCGGCACCGGTACCGAACTTCACTACCGCTTTCACCCCATCTTTGATGGTGATCTGGTCGAGGTCGCCGGCAATCGTCACGCGGCCCTCGGCGGCCAGCAGATGCACGGCCATCTTGACGTTGGAGGTGACGCGGTCGCGCAGGCGGTCAATGATGTCGTCTTGCTTGGCCTTGGATAGCTTCTGCCACGGATCCGGCAGCAGCTTGATTTCAGCCAGCAACGCGCCGAGCAGGTCTTTGCCAACAGAGTCGGCGGTCATGTTGCGGAAGTCTTGTTGTTCAGCCATCTTGTTTCTCCTGTTTCGGTTTTAGATGGAGCGGCAACGCCGCCCCGTTGATCGTTACTCGATGCCCATGCCGCTACGTTCGCGGCGCTGGCGGGTCGGTTCGGGTTGCTTGCCTTGGGCCTCGGCCATTTCCTGCGCGCGGATCGCGGCTAGTTCTTCCGGGCTAGGCGTCCATTCGCCCGACTTGGCCGGCTCTGCCTTCGTCTGCTCAACTTCGCGAAGGGCTGCGTCGTCGGCGTCGAGGATTTCTCCGGTCGATTTGTCGATGGATTCAGTCGTCGGGATGGTGCCAACGTCAGGCGCGGAGCGAAGTTCCTGCAGGGTGGCGCTGGTCGCGGCATACGAGCCGTCCGCTTGAGGAACGACATCGATCACGTCGACTTCCTCTTCGGTGCTCTTCCCCATGCCCATCAGCACGTCCGGGGCGTAGATCGAGCCAAAGAAGGTGCCGGCGCGGTACTGGAGCATCTGGAAGCGCATCGAGCCTTGCCACTTTGACCCTTCCTTCGAATACCAGCCTTCCTCGACCGCCATCTGCATGGTGATCGGGATCGACTGGACGATTTCCTTGGTCGGACGCTTGTTGGCGTCCAGTTCGTAAGCCCAGGCGACACACTCCCAATTGTCGATTTCGACTTCATGCTCGGCAAAGTCGAAGCGGTTCAGTTGCTTGTTCCATCCCAGCTTTTCCTTGTACTTGGCCTTGATGCGGCCAAGGTTCTGTAGCTTGAACTTGAGCGGGGAGAAGCGGCCCGAGGCGTTGATTGCCGCGATCTGGAATTTCGAAGACCAGCGGAGCTTTCCTTGGATCACGTCGGCGTTCTGCATCACCGCAATCACGGAAAGGCCGACCGAGCGAGAAACTTCCATCGCCACCAGGCAATTGCCGATAGCTGCGGGATTCTCGACCAGCGTTACACCGCCGCCGCGTTCCTTCTTCTCGACGAACTGACGGAACTGAGCCGGCACGGCGTCAGAGGTGGCGAGAGCCTTCGAAATCCGGCAGGCCAGTTCGAAGCCGTTTTTCGAGAAGAAATCGACCTTTACGTCCTGCTGCTGGGCAAGGTTGTTGCCGGTTTTCATCTCGGCGAGTTGGTTAGGTGCTGTCATGGTGTTGCGTTCTCCTGTCAGTCGTGGAAATGGCAAGTCGCGTGGCGCGGGCAATACTTGGCCGAGCACAGGAGCGACTTGGGGTTGGGGTAAAAGCGGCCGGTCTTGAACATCTCGGCTGCAAACTCAATCAAGCCGGGCTGGTCTTCGGTACCGACCATCACGCGCTTGGCGTTCTTGACCGTGCCGGTGGCGATTTCGGCGGCCCCTTTGGTCTTGAGGCCGATAATCTCGGCGTCGTCGGTGATCGGCTCGCCGGTCGTGTGCTCGTAGAGCAGTTCGTAGGTGCCGATCTGGGGGCCGTGGCCCTTGGTGACAGCGACGCCCTTCTGCACGGCTGCGGAGCCGCTCTTGAGGTCAGCAATGCCGACGCCGTGGTCGCCCTTGCGAATGCGCGCCCGGTCCATGGTGCCGGTCAGGCGAACAATCACGCCGGAGCCGCAATCAATGTCCAGCGGCTTGGTTTCCATCTCGACGGCCACGAAGTTGTAGCGCGGCGAGACTTCGAAGCAGTACTTGGTCAGGAGCGTGACGCCGACCTTTTCGGCCTCGCTGACAGACAGGTCATCGCGGCTCGGGTCGTACTCATTTTCTGGGTCGTGCAGCTTGTCGACGAAGACGCCGGCAGCATCGTCAGCGGTCACGGTGTCACCGGTCAGGCGTGCCGTATCGAAAACGGCGGTACCGGCATGAATGGCGGTGCCAAGCGCGGCGCGCAGGCCGACCACGTTGCGCAGTTTCAGGAGGTGGATGCCCTCCCACATGTAGGCGCAGTCGAACAGACTGGCCCATGAGCTTGCGCGGACGGTCAGCGACGGCGCGACGATTCTTTCGGGTGCGTTCATGGTTGTCTCAGAGGGTTACGCGGGCCAGGCGCCATGCAGCGCGAACGCCATAGCCACGGCGCAGGTAGTAAAGGAAATCGGCGGCGAGCTTTTTCATGCTGCGAGCTTCAAGGCGCGATCGGCGTTGGCGATCTGGACCGGCGCCCAGCCAAGCGCCCAGGTCTTCTCGTCGTGGTCCTGTTTCGCCAGGCGTTCGGCGACCGGCAGGAAAATCCGCTCAACGACGATGCCGTGGATCATCGACAAGTGAAGCCAGAAGGCCCGGGCGGTCTGCTCACGGCTCACGCTGTCGTCAGTGAAGGCGACAAATGCCGTGGCGAGGTGCTGGCAGATTTCCTTGAAGTCATCGACCGACATTTCGCTCTGCATCAGGGCTGAGAGGCGTTCCTGATCGTTGGCCCACATTTCGGCCATGGCGTAGGCACGGTCGGCGACGGTGCTGGTGACTTGAGCCATGGTCAGGCAGCAGCCGGGAGGAAATTCATCGGGTGCACATCGACTTTCATCCCGTCGACCGGCATGTTGTCCTCGCCGTCGAAGAAGATGTCGATAGCCATGCAGATCGCGTCGCAGGACGTGAAGGCGATCACGTTGAGGTCATGGACCTCGGCGCCGATGGTGAAGCGCACAGCGAAGGGGCGCGTGCCCTTGGCCGGCATGCGCGGCGTGATAGGTGCCAGTGCGGTTTTGAAAAGCGGATGGACGTTGTTCATGGTTTTCTCCCGAGAGATTCCGTTGATCAGGTCACGGCAGAGCCGCGACCCGGGACCGGTGATCAGAGGCCAATGGGTTTGGTGCAGCGGAAGCCGACGCCGCCGTAGCGGTTGCCGGGCCAGCCGCCGACGAGATAGAACGCGCCGGCATACGACTCGGAGAGCCAGCAGCCGCCCCGGATGAGCGCATGCCCGGACCAGTCGCGCTGGCCGTCCGGTCGCCAGCCCATGCCTTTTTCGCGGGATGGGAAGGGCGCAGTCGTCAGACTTGGCGAATCTGCATTGATGATCGTCGTCAGGCCGTTTTCATCGCCTTGAACGTCATCGAATACCCACGTGTAGGCATTGCCGGCGAAGTCATAGATGCGCTCGCCGTTTGAAAGCTCGAACCAGCGGCGCTCGGTTTCGTCTTCGGATTCGACGTTGGCCGGCTGAGCTTCATCGAAGTTGTCATTGCGCAGACCTTGGAACAGAGCGCCATTGCCAACTTCGCCACCGGTCCAGTTAATGGCCTGTTGGCTGACGTTGAAGGCGATGGCCAGGGCCTGCGTTTCGGTGATCAGGTTCAGTCCGGCGCGCAGGGCTGCATCGCGGGATTCCTGATAGTTGATCTCGACCCACGGCTTGCCAGTGAAGAGCGAAATCGGCGTGTCGTTGAGGCCCTGGCTGCTCAGGAACTTGGCGCAGAGGAAGGACGGAACAACCAAGCCATTCGGCAGCGTGACTTCCGGAACGGTGATGAATTCGGATGCTGCCAGCGACTTTTCGGACGCCTTGCGGAACAGATCGGCGGAAAGCACCGGGTATTCGTGCTTGCAGGCTTCGGCGTAAGCGGTCAGCGCTGGGATCGCGAACGTGTCAGCCATATCGAGCACGAAGTACTCGGCGCCGTGGTGCTTCTCGCCGGGTGCATCGCGGCCATCGGTGCGGCTGACGTTGAACTTCTGGAAAAGGCCGAGGGCCTTCTTGTCTGCGGTTGCTTTGGTCATCTTTCTCTCCTTGAAAATCTGCGTAATAAACAGAACACAGACGCAGATTATGCTTTGCCGCTTTCTGTGTCAAGCGCAGAATTGAAAAAAGAGCAATGCACAGGGACGCAGGCGAACGCAGAAGGAGAACGAAAAAAAGCCACCCGAAGGTGGCTTCCTTGAAATCGTTTCTACTTGGTCAGCAAATTCTGAACCGCTGGCCGTTCCTGTTCGTTCTCCAGCAGGTTTCTTGGCGTGGCGAATAGTGCTTGTCGGGCATCTTCGCGGCTTTGGCGTGCAATTCCTTTACGCGCCGTTGCTCGTCCTGCTCCTGCCTCTTCCAGAAGTCCATGTTCTCTTGAGCCGTATGGGCAGCCGCGACGGATGGAAGCAACGCACACAGCAATGCGGCAAAGAATGGTGCCTTCATTTCGGCAATTGGCATTTGCTGGTCATCAACCAGACGGCCGTCCGGTCTTGCGGGTAGAACTTGCCGCCACGCTTCAAGTAGGACGGCGAGCCGAGCATGTCGCAGTAATTCTTGGTCAGCACCGACGATGGCGGGGTCGTTGAAATCTGGTAGACCACATCCCCGATCCGGTCTTCTGGCGTCTCGAGGTCCGCTTTCTTGGCGAACTTCCAAACGATGATCGAGTTGGCCACCATCCCAATATTGGCCAGGCGCTCACCGATGTTCCGGTAATTCATGGCTTTGTCGGTGACCGGTATTTGCGCAAGGATGCGATCGACCTCGGCCTTGTCCGTGACCTGAACGAATGGCCCCGCAATAGCCTGGGCACAGAGGCCCAGACCAACAAGCGACAACACTTTGGCGGCGAATCGCATTTGATTTCCTTGTCAGCGTTTCCGGTACCGGCGGTGTTCAACCATTGTGCCGATGATGCGGATCGGCGACAGGTCGGAGCGCATCGGCGGGTAATCCTCATTGAGCGGGATCAGCTCGAACACCTGGCGCCCCTGCTCATTCAGTCCGCGCGGCCGGTACTTCTTGAAGGTGGCCTCGTTCTCGCCATTCTTCGCCACCACAAAGTCGCCCGGTATCGGCTCGACGTGCGGATCGATGATGACGGTATCGCCCTCTTTGAATTCTGGAAGCATCGACTCGCCCTTGATGCGCAGCGCGAAGGCGTTCGACGAAAGATCAAGGTCGGTAAGTATCCAGTCCGCGCCGTCGCCGACTTCGTAAGGGTCAAGCGCCTCGGTCATAGCCCCAGCCTGGACGCAACTGATTAGCGGGATGCGCTTGGTGCCGAGAGGCACGTGCGACACGTTGCTTTCCTTTTCGGCACCGGAAAACAGGTCAGCCACGGAACAGCCGAGAGCGTGCGCGATCTTGTGCAGCATGTCGTCGCTGTAACCCTGCATGCCACGCTCAAGCCGTGAAAGGTTGCCGGTGTCGCCGCCGACCTGCAGGGCCATTTCCTCGAGCGTCATCTTGAGAGCCTTGCGCCTTTTCCTGATTTCGCCGCCAACGCTCATTGCTTCCCCGCCCGTTTGTTTTGGTTCGTCTATTTTCTGCGCGGCGCTGCGCGTAACGCAAAGTGGCAAACGCAGATTTTGCTTGACGTTGATTCTGTGTGTGGCGCAGAATTCGGGCACCTCACCAAGCGCAAGGTTTTCAACCATGAATACACCCCTCAAAAAAGTACGACTCGATGAAGACAAGACGCTGCAGGAAGTAGCGAACGCCGTCGGCATTGACACCGGTAACTTGAGCCGCATCGAGCGTGGCCTGCAGGTTCCCTCGAAGGACTTGACCGAGAAGCTGGCGAAGTACTTCGACAACAAGGTCACCGAGACGGAAATCATCTACCCGGAACGCTTCTCGCAACCGGAACAGAAAGCCGCCTGACATGGCTCGCCCTAAAACCGAGTTCCGAAACGAACTGAAAACCCGAGTCACCGACCCGACGTACGAAGGCGTGCAGCAATACATGACTGCAAATCGTTGTGCTTCCGAGGCTCGCGCCATTTCTGAACTCCTTGAACTCGCTTTGTTTGGGACGGTTGGCAGTGTTCCGCAGGCGTTGGTTCATGGCAGCCACGAAATGGCCCAATTTGGGACGAAAACGCATTCATGAAAAACGGTAATCAAATCATGGACGTAGAGCTTCCGACCCCAGAAGCGGCGGAACTGACGACAAAGGCCGCGCAGGCCGGAATTCCAACGTCCGAATACCTCGGAATCCAAGTATTGACGGCCGCTTACGGGGTTTTTCACCCGGAAGTTGTTGCCTTCCGTAACCGGTCCAAAACGGGAATTAATGGGCCAGAAACTCCGGAGGAATCATGAGCAGAGTGGCAAACACTATCGCAAGTTTCTTCATCGGCATGGCCTGCGTTGTCCATGTCGCAATCGGAATGCTTCTTGGCTTCGGATATGGAGATTCGGAATGATCGCCCAGACCAGCGTTGATACCTACCGCAGCTTCAGCAATACGGACCTGCAGAAGCGCGAGAAGGAAGTGCTTGATTGGTTCGCTGCACACCCGGGCGCGGAAGTCACCCGCGAGGAACTGGCCGAACGCATGCACTGGAAAGAGGCTGCCGTGTGTGGCCGCGCCAATTCCCTCGTCTGCAAGAAGGTTCTCGAGGAGATCGATGGCGGGAAAACATCAAGCGGGCGCTCGGCTAAGTTGCTGCGGGTTGTGCAGAAGGGGCTGTTTCAATAATGGCCAAGAAATTTGCAGTCACCCACAGTGACGACGCGATGACGGTTCATGTTCGCGGTGACATCCGAAACCCTGAGCCAGGTTCCGCCATCATCAAATTCCCAGGCGGCCACGTTGAAGTGTCGCGCTGCTCGGATGGAAGCTACTGGTGCCACGTGCAGCGCTGCGTTGCGCCGAATTCTGAAAGTGGCGAAGTGGCCGGCGAGATCATCGACAGCCGGATCGACTACACGCCTGAAGCCTGGGCGAAGAATCTGAGCATTCCGCCGATACCGGCGCATGACGACATTCAGCATATTGCGGTGCGGGTCGAGAAGGTGAATGAATCTGCGGCCATCGGACAAGGGGCGCTGTTTCAATGACGCTTCAGTTAAACCTCGACATCCACGGCGAGCTTTCTGACAACGATGCTCTTCTTCGGGTCAAGCGAATGGTTATGGATGGCGCGCTGGTAGTCAGCAATCATAGCGGCGGAAAGGACAGCCAAGCCATGCTGATCAAGCTGCGCGAGTTTGTTCCTCCAAGGCAACTACTGGTCGTCCACGCCAGCCTTGGCGAGATTGAATGGCACGGCGCCCTTGATCTTGCTCGCCAGCAGGCGCAAGACGCCGGTCTTGAATTTATTGTTGCCCGCGCCGCTAAATCATTTTTCGACATGGTTCTAAAGCGCTTCGCGGACCGCCCTAGCGTTCCAAGCTGGCCTAGCGCATCGAGTCGGCAATGCACCTCCGACCTGAAACGTGGCCCCATTTCCCGGGAGGTTCGTCGATACGCCGACGCCAACGGGTTCGAGGTGGTTATCAATTGCCTTGGCCTGCGGGCCCAAGAATCGCCGGGCCGCGCCGCCAAGAAGGTTCTGGTCAAGAACGACACCCAGACCAACAGCAAGCGCACTTGGTTCGAGTTTCTTCCTGTCCACTCGATGCTGACGGACGAGGTATTCAAGGCGATAGCAGATGCCGGACAGAAGCCTCATTACGCCTACTCGCTTGGCAATGATCGCCTTAGTTGTGTGTTCTGCATCATGGCCTCAAAAAACGACATGAACGTCGGCGCCTGTCACCGTCCCGAGCTACTGGACAAGTACGACGATATTGAGCGCCAGACAGGCTACACGATGCACATGAGCCGAGTTCCAATCCGCGATCTGGCAGCAAGGAGTACCGCATGACCCGCTCCGCCAACATCCACACCGCCCGCGTCTATCTGGCCCAGTCGCGCCACTTCACGCGCCAGCATCGCGGCTTCTCGTTCGTCCTGCTGGAGTGGGCCGCCAACTGCCGGCGCCGCATTGCTGTAGAGCGATCAGAGCCACAAGCGCAACTCGACCTGTTCGGAACCAATCTTCCCGAAATGGCGATCACACGGAGGGCCGCATAAATGGCCGAATCATGGGTTCGCCTTTGGTCAGGATCAACAACCGACCCGAAGTGGCAAACGATTGCCCGCAAGTCTGGACAGCCTCGCTATCTGGTCATCGCCTTGTTCACCCACCTTCTCATGGTCGCCAACGAAGCAGAGCCACGCGGCGACATTTCTGGGATGTCAATCGAGGACGCGGCCAGCGCCCTTGACTGCGACGAAGAACAGGTCGCCCTGGTCATGGAAGCGATGGGCGGCCGGGTAATCGAAGGCACGCGCCTTGCTGGATGGGAGAAGCGCCAAGTGTTCCGCGAGGACATCGGGAACGACAAAACAGGCGCCCTATCAAGCACCGAGCGCAGCCGATTGCACCGTGAGCGGAAACGCTACGAGACAGAAATACAGGCAGATGCAACGCAAGGCAAGGCAACGCAAGGTAACGCAACGCAACGCGATGCAACGCAAGGCAACGCACCAGAAGCAGATACAGAAGCAGATACAGATACAGAGGTAAACCAAGAGAGCGCGTCCACTACTCAACCAGTGGGAACGCTTGGCGGCCTGGTCTGCGCTCGCTTGAAAGCTGAGTGCGGGTTTTATCAAACAAATCCGCAGCACCCGAAGCTGCTGGCATTGCTGGCAGCTGGAATCACTCCTGACGAATTCGTATCTGCGGGAATGGATGCGAGAGAAGGAAAGAGTTTCAACTGGATTCTTGCCACAGCAGAAGGAAGGCGCAGAGATGCGGCGGCGGTCGGAACGCTACCGCCAGCCAGGGGCTCACCGCCTACCGGCCGACGACAGACCTTGACCGAAACCCGAGCCGAAACCATTGCAGCACTGACCGGAAGGAACCTAAACAATGAGCGCACCAATACCGCTGAACGCGACATCACAGGCGAATCAACCCGCGTCGAGTGAGCGCGGTATTGACCGCCTGTTCGGTGAAATGGCTGCGATGTACGGCAGCAAGTTCGCCGACCTCTGGGCCGGTACCGACATTGATCAGGTCAAGGCAAAGTGGGTCGAGAAGCTGAAACCGTTCGCGGCACACCCTGGCGTTGTGCAAGCTGCACTCAAGGCTTTGGATTTCCACCCGAACCCGCCGACGCTTCCGACGTTCGTCGGGCTATGCCGTGATGCAATGCGGCACTTCGACACGACGCCCGCGGCTCTGCCCTACAAGCCAACGCCAGAGGACGAAGAGCGAGCCCGCAACGCCGCAGCGTCAGCGGCCAAGATGATCAAGAAAATCAGCGGCGATGGAATCGACAGGCATTGGGCAACGCACCCGAAGAGCGTCACGCACCTGAAGTTCATTTTTGACGCAGCAAATCGTGATCAGCGCTTCGCTGCATGCATCGCCGAAATGGTTGAAAAAGGCATCTGTACCGAGGACGGCCATCTGCTCAAGTACTACCGCGACATGCAGTGGTTTCCGGTTGTTCGCCGTGCTGCCTGATGTGCGGACCAGCCCCTTGCGAAAAGCCGAACTGCACCTGGTCGGAAGCCTGGCGGGAGGAATGCTGGCTGCGCCACATCGGGAAGCAGACACCGGAATGGCGAGCAGAGCACTACGAGAAATTTGAGAAAAAACACGGAGCGCCGGCAACGGCAGAACTGAAAAGGAAGGTTGGAGAGATATGGAAAAAGAGTCAGCAGCAGTCGCTTTTATAGTTCCGGGTACACCTGTAGGGAAAGGCCGTCCCCGATTCGCACGTCAAGGCGCGTTTGTTCGGACTTTCACGCCCGAGAAGACCGCCAGCTATGAAAATCTGGTGAAGGTCAAAGCCGAGGAAGCTATGCAGGGCAAAGCGCTTTTCGAGGGCGCCGTTTCCATCGAGATTGCCCTGTTCGTGACTCCGCCCGAAAGCTGGAGCCAGAAGAAAAAGCGCTCGGCACTTGCCGGCGAGATTTACCCGACCACAAAGCCGGATTGGGACAACTGCGGCAAGGGCATCTGCGACGCGATCAACGAGATTGTGTTTAAGGACGACAAGCAGGTCGTTGACGCTCGCGTGATCAAGCGCTACGCCGACATCGCCCGAGCTTTCGTGAAGGTGGAGGCGCTGTGACTGTTTTGCCAGCAAACAAGTACCGCGACCCGCTCCAAGTCCTGATCGACAAGGAAAACGCCATCGAGAACAAGCTGAAAGGCTGCAAGGGCTGCAAGCATCTGAACTACGACGCCAGCGGCGAACGCATTTACGCAACGTGTGACCGTGGCCGGAAAGTCGGGCGCAAAGGGAAATGTTCGATTTACAAGGAGACCGAATGATGCAGGGAGAAAGTTTGTTCCAAAGCGCCAACGGAGCGCTGGTGTTTGCCTTCAACTTCTCGGGGCAGGCCTACGACCGACCGACCATGAACCGGATGGCCGCACCTTCGCTCGGCAACGGCAAGGGTCTGGTCGGCCTAGATGGCGCCGGTCAGGCCGGAATGATCCTCGCCGAGGTCAAGGCCATGGGGAAGATGGCCGAATCGATCCTGATTGCGCGCCTTGCCCCTCGTAGCACCGGATGCGAATGCCGGGCCGCGTGCTGCTCTGGCCAGAAGCCGAACAAGGCATGGACCGATGCAATCTCATTCCTCGCTGACCACGTTCGCACCACGGCGCTGGCCGGATGCATCGCCAACGGCATGATGCGCCGCGAGTATGTCGTCCGATACTTCACCCGGAAGGATGACCGAACCAGCTTGGAGGCGCTTGCCGATAAGTACGACATCGCTCGCAACACGGTCAGCTCTCACTCGGCAAAGGTGGCGATCTATCTCGGAGGGGCCCAGGCGAGGAAGGACAAGCCAGCCACACCAGGCTTTGAGTCGATCGCATTTAACGCGATTGAGGACCGTCTGCGCGAGATTGGGATGGTTGGCGCTTGACATTGCGCAAAAAGCGACCAAAATAGAGTCAATTCGCGTAGTCCTAGAACTTCGCCCAAAAACCCGCCCTGCGAAAGCCGGCGGGTTTTTTGTTGCCCAGAACTCTCCTTTCGTTACCCACCGCAGCCCGATGTGGCCCACAAGGCTATCGACGGAATCGGGCAATTCCAAGAAACAAACCCCATAAGCGGAGGCCCAGATGGCCAAACGATGCGGGGCCAAAACGCGAGCCGGAGGCAAGTGCAAAGCCCCTGCTATGGCCAATGGCAGATGCCGAATCCATGGCGGCGCGAGCACCGGCCCAAAAACACCAAACGTCGCAGCGAATGCGACGAAGCACGGCTTTTACTCAGATGCTCTGCTTCCCGAAGAGCGCAGCCTATGGGAGCGCGTGACGCTCGGTAGCATCGACGATGAAATCCGACTGATGCGGATCAAGCTGCATCGCCTGGTAAAGCTATCCGGATCCGCCGAGGTTGCCGACCTGATCGACTCAGCCCTTGAGGTGGCGCGCAAGCAGGGCGATGACCCGAAGCTCGGCCCATTTGATCGGAGCGAAATCAAGGTCAAGGCGCCGCAATATGCCGACCTGATCCTGCAAGCCGTCGGCGAGATTCGAAAGCTCGAACTGCAGCGCCTGCAGATGCAATTGCTCGACAAGCAGATCAACCCGGACGGCAAGGGCGACCGAGGCCCGATCACCAAGATCGAAGTCGTGGTGGTGAAATGACTGCCATTCGCATGACGATGACCGAGCCCCAGGCGCGGTTCTTTCAGTTGCCCGACAAGTACCCGGCGTTTGTTGGTGGTTTCGGAACAGGAAAGACGGAAACTCTAGCGAATTGCGCGCTGCGCGACGGCCTTGAGGCATCAAGCGGCCTGATTGCGCTGTACGAACCGACCTATGACCTGGTCCGGCTGATTCTGGCTCCTCGGATGGAGCAGAAACTCTCCGATCTGGGCATTCGGTACCGGTACAACAAGCAGGAAAACATCATCTACGCCAGTTCAAGCGGCTGCGCTGACTTCGTCATGCGGACGCTCGACAACCCGGCGAGAATCATCGGCTACGAGTCCTACCGTGCGCACGTCGATGAAATCGACACGCTGAAGAAGGATCACGCCCTTCTCGCATGGCAGAAGATCATCGCCCGTAACCGGCAGCGCCCGAGAGGCCTGGAAAACCCGTTCAATCGGGTGTCTGTCTATACGACGCCGGAAGGCTTCAACTTCGTTTATCAGACCTGGGGGAAAGACCCAAAGCCGGGCTATGTGATGGTGCAGGCACCAACCAGCACAAACCCGTTCCTACCCCCTGACTACATCGACACGCTGCGCGCCAGCTACCCGCCGCAGTTGATCGAGGCCTATTTGCAGGGCAAGTTCGTCAATCTGACTAGCGGCTGCGTCTACCCGGAGTTTTCGCGGACGCTGAATCATTCACCGACGACCATCAACCAGGGAGAACCGTTGCACGTCGGCATGGACTTCAACGTCAACAACATGGCGTCGATCATCCATGTGGTGCGCGACGACTGTCCGCACGCTGTGGCAGAACTGGTGAAGGTGCGTGATACGCCAGAAATGGCGCGAATGCTGCGCGAGCGCTTTGTGCTCAAAGGTCATTCTGTGACGGTCTATCCGGACGCCAGCGGCCAGAACACCAGCAGCAAAAGCGCGTCAGTATCCGACCTGACCATTCTGCAACAGGCCGGCATGACGATCCGCGCACCGACGACAAACCCGCCGGTCAAGGATCGCGTCAATTCGATGAATGCGATGATCCTGAACGACAAGGGCGAGCGCAGGTACCGGGTGAATACCGATGCCTGCCCGACCTACACCGCGAACCTTGAGCAGCAGCCATACGATGAGCACGGCGAGCCAGACAAGAAAACAGGCCACGACCACACCAATGATGCCGGCGGATATTTCATCAGCCTACGTTGGCCAGTGGCAAAGCCCGTTTCGACGCAAACAAAGAACGTGCCAATTATGGCCCGTTAGCGATCAAGCCCGGCGGCCTATGGCTTCGTAATAACCGCAGGCGGCGACGAGGTAGAGGCTACGGGTTTCGGGGGTTGGCGACCCTTTTACCGTGGGCGCGGGCGCCGCCAAAAAAACCAAACATACCCGCTTCGGTGGGTTTTTATTTCTGGAGATCCTGATGAAATCCATGCGACTATCACTGGCGATTATCGCCATTTCACTAACCGCCCTGATCGGCGGTTTTTTTTCGTCTTCCGCTCAAGCTGGCCCGCTGACGGACTATGCTCAGAACAAGCTGGTTGACTACCTATTTCGTGGCCAGGCTTCCACTGCTCCGAGTACGTGGTATGTCGCCCTCTACACGGCTTGCCCAACTGACTCTACGGCTGGCACCGAAGTAACCAACGCCAACGGCTACGCTCGCCAATCGGTCGGCGTCAATGCCCTCACCAACTGGGCCGCAACGCAGGGCGGCACTGCCGTATCAAGTGGCACTGCCGGAACGACCAGCAATCTGGCAGCAATCAATTTCCCAACTGTGACAACCTCGTCATGGGGAACCATTAACTGCTGGGGGTTGGTTGATTCAGGAACGTGGGGTGCCGGAAATATATGGGTATACGCCACCGTAACGGTTCCACCGACCCTAACCGTTGGCTCCACTGCATCGTTTGCCATCGGTCAGCTAACTTTCCAACTCGGAAACTAAAACATGGCCTTGCGAGACGAAATCATTGCGAGCGGAATTGATTTATCCAGCAGAGATCCAGATGTAATCGCTGCGGAATTCTCAGCCCGTCGCGTCATGATTGTCCGCACCACAATCGGGATTGGAACCATACTTGATACGCTGGGCCCGGATGCCGGGGCTGTGTTGCTCGACAGGTTGGATAGCCTCCGTGCTTCAGTTCCAGCGATCAAATGGGCGTGGGTGCTGATTGATCGAGGCGACCTGGATGTCGGCCTGACTTCTGTCCGAACTCAGATTGACACCCTCGCCAGCCAAGACGTGATGAGTCTCGAGCAGGCTGCAGCACTCAAGGCGCTGGCCGAAAAGCCGAACCCGATTACCGAATTTGAAGTGCGCTGCGCGTTGTTTGATCCGCAGACTGGTGACTGGCGGGGAGCGTAAAAATGGCCGCAACCAAGAATGCAAGATCGCTTCTTGCCTCGCAATCCCTTGCCGCCGGGGTGTCAGTCGATGCAACAAACGAATGGAATCTGAGCGCTGCCTATGGCGGACTGGCTTGCGTCAGGCTGACAAACGGGGCTTCAGCGCCGACCACTGCGCCCGTCGTCAAGTTTTTCGTAGGCGAGGCAACTGGGGTAAAGCGCCTGTTCTATACCGCAACTGGGAATACCGTCAATTCATCGGTCAGCGATGTTGTGTGTGAAATCCCGCTCGGAGCGATGTTCGTGAATATCACGATCACAAACGGTGCGACCAATGCAATCACCGTTGAAGCATCCGGACAGGAACTGACTGCGATCTGATCGCCCGATATGGCAAAACGCTATTCACAGCCGCAAAGCGGACCGTTCAAGATTGATGCAGCCAATCCATTGGCGAAGGGTCTGGTATTTGTTTTTGAGCCGGGGGCAGCCGGGCAGTTCAACCTTTTAACCGGTGTTGCCGGCGAGGCATTGGGTACCGGGGTTACCGCCGGGGTCGGAAAATTCGGCAAGCAACTCAACTTTAGCGGATCGCAGCCAAATCGGTCATGTTCGTTCGGTTTGCTGAATGGTATGGGCGGAGCAACACAGGCGACGTATGACATCCTTGTCTACTTCAATGCTGCAAACCCTGGCTGTCATTTCTTCGGACAGTGGGACGGTTACAACAACCGCTTTCTGCTCCAGGGAAACGGTTCTGGTGGCTTGATCTGGGTCGCGGCGCAGGATTCATCGGCTAATCGCAGACGATGGGATGCCTCCGGCCTATTTACGGCATCTGGTTGGTATCGGATTACAGCAAGCTGGCAGGGCGGCTCAACTGCATCACTGTTTGTGAATGGCGTCGATAAGTCCGCTGCGTTGAGTGCGGTCAACGCCGTTGCGACCAGCATCGCGACGACTGGACCGGCCGATTATGTTCAACTCGGCACGGTCAACGGCGGAACAGCGCTTGCGGGTTCAATTGTCTATGCCCGAGCGTGGTCCAGATGGTTGTCCAAGGATGAATGCATTTCGCTTCAGAATAACCCTTGGCAAATATTCGATTCTCCGTCATCGATCCCGTTCTCTACATTTGCGTCGAGCGGATCTGTTGCTCTGGCTGGAAATGCAGCGGTCATCGCCTCCGCAACCGGCGCGCTATCGGTCGCCGTGCCGATGGCCGGAGCAGCAATTGGGGTTGTTACGGCAAACGGATCGATCTCAACGGCTATGCCATTGTCGGGCGTTGCTGCCGCCGTCGCCAGCGCATCTGGGAATATTCTGCTGGGCGTTTCGCTTTCAGGGTCAGCTATTGCGCAGGCTATTGCCACAGGCGCCTTGGGCGTTTCAGATCCACTGGCAGGAAGTGCCCAGGCGCTAGCCGCAGCAACCGGCGCGATGTCAATTCAATTTACGCTGTCTGGCAACGCCATGGCGCAGGCATCGGCATCTGGAAACCTCGCCATCGGCGGTTCCGGAGCTTTGGCCGGAAATGCATCAGTGCAAGCATCGGCATCCGGCGCGCTCTCCATGTCGATTCCATTATCTGGATCGGCGCAGGTTGTCGCCTCGGCCTCCGGCAACTTGAGTTCGGGCAAGCAGCTTGCCGGTTCTGCCGTCGTGGTCACAGCCGCCAACGGAAACATGACGGTAATCATCAACCTGTCGGGCGCTGCCGTAGCTCAGGCTATCGCATCGGGCGGAATGGCTATTCAGGTTCCGCTGGCTGGTAACGCCGTAGCGCAGGCCGCATCGAGCGGGTATCTATCGTCATCAACGTCCGCCCCGGTCTTGCCTGGTAACTACTCTGGACGGGTTTTGGTAGCCACAGCAGGAGGGCGAAATATCGTTAGCTCCCCCGGTACCAGAGTGATAAGTATCGCGGCAACTCGACGGATCGTTGGGGCTGCGCAAACAAGAACAATTCGAGGCTGATATGGGATTTTCATCCAAATCTTCGGGGTCGACTGAGTTGTTTGCCGCTGACTTCACTGCACAGCTATCGCCTGGCGAAACCATCATTTCTGCATCCGTAACCATTTCGACAGTTGCCGGATCTTCTTCTGCAGGTTCTCCATTGGCCGCGAGTGGTAGCCCAATCATTGCCGCCGGAGTCGTTTCTACAATGCTCGTTGCAGGGCAACAAGGATCGATTGCACTTGTTCTGTTCTCAGCGACAACCAGTCTTGGTCAAGTTCTTCAGCTCTGGAGCGACCTGCTAATCGTTGCCCCATCTTAGTCGGACCCCCTCATGCCAGATTTCAAGACTCTACAAGCCACGTACCCAAAGGACGCGGACTATCCGGCGCGCACCTTCCGTATTTCGGCCTTGGCGCGTGTCATCGAAGGCACCCTGTACGACACACTGGAGCACCCATTCTCAGACGAGAAGAACGGCGCCGAAGAGTACGTTCCCCTAGCCAAGCGCAGGCCGTCGGCGCGGACTCGGATTTGTGGCACGGTGGTCAGCGACTCAGTAAGCCTGCTTTTCAGCGAGGGTCATTTTCCGTCCGTGGAGTGCCAGGACGAGCAAACGCGGGATGCGCTGACAACCGTAATCAAGGAATCGAGACTGAACGAGGTAATGATCGATGCCGCGACGCGCGGCTCGGTTGGTTCTGTGGCAATCCTGATGCGCGTTTTGAATGGTCGCGTGTTCTTCAATGCGATGCCGACCACCTTCCTGACCCCGAAGTGGCAAGCCGACGCACCGGACACGCTGGAGTCGGTAACAGAGCGCTACAAGGTCAAGGGCGAAATCCTCAAGACGATGGGCTACGCCATTGCCGATGACGACACGAAAAAGGAATTCTGGTTTCAGCGCGTCTGGGATGCCTCTGCTGAAACGTGGTACCTGCCGCAATCGAAGGACGATGACAAGGAGGGTAAAGCGCCGGTCGTCGATACGAAGAACACCACGCGTCACTTCCTTGGATTCGTGCCGATGGCTTGGGTAAAGAACCTGCCAGGCGGTGACGACATTGACGGCAAGCCGACCTTCCCCGACGAGGCGATCGACATCCAGATTGAGGCAGATTACCTGCTCTCGCAAGGTGGCCGTGGCCTCAAGTACCAGTCGGACCCGACGCTGCACATCAAGGAGCCCGCTTTCGGCGATAACGGCAACATCGTCAAGGGTGCCGGCAATGCTCTCGTCACCAGCGCCGATGGCGACGCCAAGCTGTTGGAGATTACTGGGGACTCAGCGCACGCCGTCATGGATTGGGTCAAGGGCCTGCGCGAAATTGCGCTGGAAGGCGCCGGTGGCAACCGGGCGAACGCTGACAAGCTGTCTGCCGCGCAATCCGGCCGCGCCATGGAACTGATGAATCAGGCGCTGATCTGGCTGGCCGACAAGTTGCGCATCAGTTATGGCGAGGGCGCCCTGCTCGACCTGCTCAACATGGTAGTCAAGGCATCGACAAAGTACGAGCTGGCGACAAAGCGCGGCAAAAAGCTGGACAAGATGTCCGACGACGAAATCGGCCTGCGCTGGCCAGCGTGGTATCAGCCGACCTATGCCGACAAGCAGACCGAAGCGATCACGCTTGACACCCTGCGCCTGGCTGGCTTGCTGTCCCGCGAAACGGCGGTCAAGTCGATAGCCCCGAGCTACGACATCACCGACCCGGCAGACGAGATAAAGCAGATCGAAGCCGACCCGCCACCACCGAATGCAACGATCCCGAAAGAGCCAAAGCAGGATCCCGGCGAAAAAGATTAACCGCAGCAGACGCTGCACCTCAACCAGCCCCGCAGATGCGGGGTTTTTCATTTAAGGAGACGGCAGATGCCCGACCAAAAGAAACCCGCAATTGATCTTCACATGGACAACGCGCCGCAGTTTTTGGCGTTCGCCTTGAAGCAGCCATCCGTGATCGTTATCACCCGCGACGCCGATGGTGTCGCGTCGATGTCATCCAACGGTGTGCGGCACGCCATCGCCAACGAAATGCTGTCAGTCGGCATTTATTCGAACCTCGATCAGCACTACCAGCAAATCCGTGATGGTGCGGCAGGTACAGCGGCTAAGGAAAAACAGGCCGAGATTGACCATTCGAACAAGGAGGCAGCATGAACCCGTTGCTGATGCGCCTGATGTCGCGCTACATGAACGAAGAAACCGGCGAAAACAAAGGGAGCGCAAGCGGCAATAAGCCGGAAACGTTCTCGCGTGAGTACGTCGCCGAGTTGCGGGCCGAAAACAAAGGCCTCCGTCTCAAAAACGCAGAACTTAACGGCAAGATCGACGGCTTCGAAAAAGCGACGGCAGAGGCCGTGGCGAAAGCCGTCGAAGAGGCCGTCACCAAGGCCAAGGCAGAAGCCTTGACCGAGGCAAGCGCCGAGGCAGACAAGCGCGTCCTAATGGCCGAACTGAAAGGCGAAGCCGTGAAAGCCGGGCTGGTTGATCTCGACCAACTCAAGTTGCTCGACGTGGCAAGCATCAAGCTCGCTGCCGACGGCAAGATCGAAGGCGCCGATGCGCTCTTCAAAGGGCTGAAGGAAACCAAGCCTTATCTGTTCGGACAGCAAAACAACAGTAGCAACACGCAGCAAAAACCGCCGAATCCTGCCCTCGAAACAAAGAAGGCAACGGAATTGACCGCCGAAGAATACAAGGCAGCACGGGCGGCCATCACGAAGTAACGGCGGTGTATCGCACCGGGAGAAGACCTCCAGGCGATGAAAACCAAATCTTTCATCTTCTGGAGTACCAATAATGGGCATTCAAAACTTCCCGGCTGCGCTGCAGCCCATCATTCAACAAGGCTTTCTGGAACGCGAGTTTCAGGAAGGTATCCAGTCGCGCCTTGGCTTCCGCGCCATCGCTGACCGCGAAGTGTTCCCTGCGGCCATCGGCGAAACGCTGACCAAGACCCGGCGCGGCATGAAGGCACCCGTCAATACACCGACCGATCCTTCGAACAACACCAATCTCGATAACGGCATGACCCCGTCTGGATGGACTGTTGAGCAATACACGCTCAGTGTTGCTATGTATAACGACACCATCGATCTGAACATGGTCACCTCGCGCGTCGGCATCAAGGGACTATTCCTCGAAAACGCCAAGGTCAATGGTGTGCAGTCGGCTCAATCCATCGACCGCCTGGCTCGCAACGCACTGTATGGTGCCTACCTTGGCGGCAACACGCGCGTTACAGCCACGCTTGGCTCGCCGGCTGCAACTATCGCCGTGGATGACATCCGCGGCTTCCAGTACGTCACCTCCAACGGCGTTCTGGTCCCGGTTTCGTCTTCCAAAACGCTGACCGTGACCGTGGGTGCAAGCTCCTACACTCTGACCGGTGCGACTGCTGATGTTACCAACGTCTCGACCGCTCCGAATGGCGTCTCGGGCACTCTGACCTTCTCGGGTAACGTCACCGTAGCCAATGGCACCACCGGCAATGCTGTCGTGGCCTCCGTAGCTCCGTATGTGATCCGTGCTGGTGCCCGCGCCACCACGGCCGCAATCACCGCGACCGACTACCTGACCATGGCTAACGTGCTGGATGCTGTCGCTACCCTGCGCAGCAACAACGTTCCGACCATCAATGGCATGTACAACGTCTATCTGGATGATCGCCAGTTGCTCGGCCTGTTCAAGGATGCCGACTTCAAGTATCTGTACCGCGGCGCTTACGGTTCAGACACCTACCGCAACGGCCAGATCATCGAGTTGCTTGGTGCTCGCTTCATCCCGACCAACGAAGCTCCGCAACAGTCGCTTTCCGGTGTCAATGTCCGTCGCGCCATCGTGTGCGGCCAGGGCGCCCTCATCGAAGGCAACTACGCCGACACCGGCTATCAGGACGTCGACAACCCAGACAGCCTGAAAGTCATGGTTGACGACATCTGCATGGTTACCCGCGAGCCGCTGGATCGCTTGCAACAAATCATCGCGCAGTCCTGGTACTGGATCGGCGGCTATGCGGTTCCGACCGACATCACCGCCAACACAACGATCATCCCGACCGCGACGAACAGCTACTACAAGCGCGGCGTTGTGATCGAGTCGGCCTAATCAACTACATGGGCGGGCTTCGGCTCGCCCATTCATGGAGAGATTCCCATGGCAAGAATCAGCAAAGCAAAACAGGCGGCTATCGCTGCCAGGGCGCTTGAATTGAGCACACTTGACCAAGCCGCGTTCGACGCGCTGCCGGATGAAGAAAAGGAAAAGTTCATCGCCGACGCAACTGCCGCACTTGATGCGGACAAGCCCGACGCGCTGCCGGATGAAGTCACCCTTCTGCGCCCGTATGCGTTCTACGATGAAGACAACACGCTGCATTCATGGAGCGATGGCCAGGTCGTGAAAGACGCCGACCAAATCAAGACATTGCTTGATCGCGGCGCTCCACTGGCCGAAATTTCGGGACTGTGACATGGCATTCTCTGGCGCCGAAAAAGTGAGCATCCGTCGTTACTGCGGCTTTCAAGCATTCGGCGGTCAGCCCGTACAAGCATTCGGACACCGCTTCTACACGCATTACGGAACGCTTGAATTCCGCATTTCGAACCTGTCTAGCGAAGAAGAGGGCGTGGTTCGATCAACGTTCCTGGCTAACCTTGCCACACTCGAGACGGACATCATCGGCGCTGCTGGCGTGCGGTCGAATCTCGACACCGACCAAGCCGCCGTCTGGACGCACAACAAGCACGAATATCGTGACCGCAAGGCCCTGTTTGACGGCACTCGGCGCGAGTTGTGCAAGTTTCTTGGCGTCCCGCCAGGCCCCGGTCTTGCGGCCGAGGGCATGAGCTTCGTGGTGTGACATGGACCTCTCAAAACTTATCGGCATGGTCGCCGAAGGGGTAATCCCGGAGGAAATAGCGCCGCTCGTTGAGGCATTGATCGAAGGTCGCGTTAAACAATTCGCCGCTGTTGCAGAACTTGACGATGGAACCGTCATTGACGCTTTCCCTGTGCTCGATGAAACGGCAAATAGGATGGTCATGGTCGGTGCTCTCGAAGTGGTGAAACGCGATTACATGCGCATCCACGTCCGCTCAAGAGTGGAATACGTCGAAATCGACGAGGAAGGTTGAGACATGGACGGCCCAACAATCCAGGCCCGTGTCTATGCCGGCTACGCCAAGGCGGCCAACGTCATCGGCATGCCGTACCAGCAATACCGTCCGTTGTCGGCCAGTGCCCCGTTGGGAAATCTGATCGCCACCATCAAGGCGGCATTCGATTCGTCGTCGACCTACAAATTCACGAAACCGAACGAGTACGGCGATCCGACGTGGTTCGCACTGATCAACAACGCCAACGTGCAAACTGGCGACTATCTGGTCGGCAATGGTGACGTCAAGTTCATCGCTGGCAAGCAATTCCTGTTGCCAGTGATCGCTATCGACTGCAACCGGTCGCTCAAGATCACCCGCGAGAATGCCATGAACGGCGTCGGAGCGATTGGCTACGGCGGCAATCAGCCGTCCAACGAAAACGACGTGCTCGGCACTGACGGCGCCCTGTGGCCAGCCTCAATCCTGCTCGGTGGCAAAGCCCAGGCTGGCCTCGGGCTTCCGGCCGGCGTCAAAAACTCGGGCTGGCAAATCCTGCTGCCGCCTTCGGTTCCGATCACTATCATGGCCGGCGACATTGCCACCGATGACCTCGGCCGGCGCTACGCCATCGAGGCAGCGGAATCCACCGACCTCGGCTGGCGGATCAATGCGACGGAGGTGCATTCGTAATGGCTGACATTTCCGACGTTGCCAACGCGCTGGTCGGCCTGGCTGCCGCCGCGGTCTATCCGAACGGCACCGGGCAGGCCTCAGTAACGGGTGGCGCTGTTCGGGCGTATCAGGGCTGGCCCATCCCGCAATCGCTGGATGCTGACTTGAAGGCTGGCATCTGTCACGTTTCGGTATTCCCGAGGCAGGAAGAACGCAACACTTCGCGCTACCCGCAGGACTGGCAGACAAAAACGGTCAATACGCCGACGCTGACCGCCTCGATCTCGGGCCAGTCGATCACGATTGCCGGCACGATTCCGCCAGCCAACAACCCGCACAACATTGCAGTTCTGGTAAATGGCAAGCCCTACGTCTATGCCGTGCAGGGCACCGACACGCTGGCCAGCATCGCCACCGCATTGTCGGCATTGATTGCCGGCGACGTTCCCGGCACAACCTCTGCCGGCGCCGTCGTGACAGTTTCCGCAACTGGCCGCATTGCTTCGGTTCGAATTGGCGTGACCGGAACATCGATTCGAGAATTGCGCCGCCAAGAGCGCGTTTTTCAGATCACCATCTGGGCAGATACGCCAGACCGTAGAAAAGCGGCAGCAGAGGCCATTGATGTGTCTTTGGCGGCCATCAACTTCCTGAACCTTTCGGACTCAACGACCGGGCGTCTGATCTACAAGTCGAGCCCGATCACCGACGACCACCAGAAGGACAAGCTTTACCGGCGCGACCTCTTTTACACCGTCGAATATGCAACAACGCAGTCCGCGACCGACACCCTTGTCACGCAGGAAGTTTTCAACATCAGCAACCAGCCAGACGGCGCCACTGCTGTCGTTTCCACCGTCCAAATCAACATGTGAGGCCCGTAAATGGCAACTACCAAATCTGTACAGGCCGCCCCGGCCTATGAACTTGTCGTTGTCGAGACGTTCGGCGAGTACGAGAAGGGGCAAATCATTACCGAAGCGGAAAAGATCAAAGAGTTGGTCGAGTCCGAATGGTCGGCGCACTTCGTAAAGAAGCCCGTCCCGCAGCCGGAAGATCCGGCCGCCAGCTAACCCGAAGCACTCCCAACCCAATACAGAACCCGCCATTGAGCGGGTTTTTTCTTTTCTGGAGGCCGAAACATGCCCGTCGTACAACAGGGGAGCATCAACACCACCGCGTTGATCGTTCCTGACATTTACGTTCAGATCGTTCCGCCCAGCGTCACGCTGCTGAACGGTCTGCCGACCAACATCCTCGGCGTCGTTGGAACGGCCACGTGGGGCCCGGTCAATGCGCCGACCATCGTCGGCGACATGAGCGCCTACTCCCGCCAGTTCGGCGCGATTCAGGCGCGCAAGTACGACCTCGGTACTGCCATCGCTTCTGCCGTGCTCCAGGGCGCGAACAACTTCCGCGCTGTGCGCGTAACCGACGGCACGGACGTTGCGGCAAGCGTCACGATTCAATCGACCTGCCTCACTGTGACCAGCAAGTACACCGGAACGCTGGGAAACCAGGGAACGGTGACGATTGCAGCCGGCAGCCAGGCGAATACGAGCCGCGCTGTCGTGACGATGCCCAACCAGGTGCCGGAAGTGTTCGACAACATCGGCCTTGGCCTGACGGGCAACGCCCTGTGGGTTGCCATTGCTGCCGCGATCAACAACGGCATCAGCGGCCTGCGCGGTCCTTCGCAGTTCGTTGTGGCCACGGCAGGCGCCGGCACCACCGCCCCGACCCTGACCAGCTACACATTGGCCGGCGGCACCGATGGCGCGACGACCATCACCAGTTCTGTGCTGCTCGGTGTCGACACCGTTCCGCGCAAAGGCATGTACGCGCTGCGCAACACCTTCACCAGCGTTGCCTTTTTGGCGGATTGCGATGACACGACCAGCTTCACCACGCAGGTGGCATTCGGTCTGTCAGAAGGCATCTACATGATCGGCGTCACCCCAGCCGGAGACACGATCAGCAACGCTGTAACAACCAAGGCGACGGCAGGCATCGACAGCTACGCCTTCAAGTACCTGCTCGGCGACTGGATCTACTTCCTGGACACGGTCAACAACCAGACGCGCCTCATTTCACCGCAGGGCTTCGTTGCTGGCCGCCTGATCAATCTGTCTCCCGAGCAGTCCAGCCTCAATAAGCCGCTGTATGGCATCGTTGGGACGCAAAAGTCGGCCCAGAACCTGACCTATTCAGGGGCAGAACTTCAAGCGCTGGGCCAGGCTGGTATCGACGTCATCACCAACCCGATCCCGGCCGGCAACATGTTCGGTGTTCGCTTCGGCCACAACAGTTCGTCCAATGCGGTCACCAACGGCGACAACTACACGCGGATGACGAACTACATCGCCTACACGCTGAATGGCGGCATGGGCTTGTTCATCGGGCAGTTGCAGAGCAAGACGGTTCGCCGCAACGCCGCCTCGACGATCAGTTCGTTCCTCGACGGCCTGTGGAATCAGAACATGATCGGCAATGCGCAGGGCACCGTTCCTTACTCGGTCCAAATCGACGACACCAACAACATCCCGTCCCGCGTCGCCCTCGGCTACATGCAGGCAGACGTCAAGGTTCAGTACCTTTCGGTGATCGAGAAATTCATCATCAACGTTGAAGGCGGCCAGTCGGTCCAGATTTCCCGCCAGACCACGCAGCTTGCTTAATCACCATCAATAACCACGAAAGCCACCTCCGGGTGGCTTTTTCTTTTTGGAGGCTTCCATGTCTGCAAGTGGTCAATTCAATGTCGGCAAAGATGTATCGCTCGACATCATCGGGCCGTCCGGTCCTCTTCGCTTTTCCATCATCACCTCGTTCGACTCCAAGCCAAGCTACAAGTCGGTCGACTCAAAGGGTATGGACGGTGTGGATCGTTACGACGATCTGCCGGCTGGCTGGTCCGGGACGATAAGCCTAGACCGCGCCGACTCGACAGTCGATGACTTCTTCGCCAAGAAAGAGGCCGACTTCTATAGCGGCATTAGTTCGACCCTGGTCACCATCACCGAGACCATCTCCGAAATCGGCGGGTCCGTCTCCCAATACCGCTATACCGGTGTGGCGCTGACCCTGCAAGACGCCGGCAAGAAGTCTGCTGACAACAAGATCAGCATCGTGATCGGCTTCCGTGCTGCGCGCCGCATGAAGATCGCTTAAAGGTTTTGCATGGCCTAGGGTAGCTCCCGAAAAGATGCGGGCTTTCGCCCCGACCGCATCAGGCCATGCATTCCCTTTCGGGGCATGGGGTAATCCACCATGAACAAATTCAATTTCCCGCTGGTGACAGCGATTGATGGCGAGGCCCGCGCTTCGTCCGAAGTGATAGCGCATGGCGTCGGCGTTCAACACAAAAATGCAATGGCGCTGGTTCGCAAACACATAGCGGATTTATCAGAGTTTGGAAGGGTCGCGTTTGAAACGCGGACCATTGCCACAAGAGGCGGAGAGCAGAAGCGCGAATGCGCAATGCTGAATGAAGCGCAAGCATCGCTGTTGATTCTGATGATGAGGAACGCTCCCCGCGCCATCGAATTCAAGGTGGCACTGATCCGCGAATTCTTCCGGATGCGCGACGAACTTCGGCACCAAAGCAAGAACCTCTGGCAACAGATGCAGGCGCTGATTGCCCGCGAAGTTGAATCGAAGGTCCGCGCCTCGTTCGGGTCGCATCTCATGCTCACGCGAAAAGGCGAGATACCAATGCTCGAATCCGAGCGCGCCCGCCTTGAACGCGAAATCCAACCTTCCCTACTGAATTAAGGAAAAGCCATGTCCGAAGCCGAAGTCAAAGTCACCATGAACCCGACGCCTGCGCCGACTCCTGCCGACGAAGTTATTGCCCGAGCCAAAGGTGAAATCGTCGTGTTCGACGACAAGGGACGCGCCATCAAGATCAAGAAGCCCGGCATCCTTGCTCAATATCGCCTGATTGAAGTGCTCGGCAAGACAGCGGCCAATACGACCTACATGGACATGGTCATGCCGCTGATATACGTCGCCGAAATCGATGGTGAGGTTGTGTTTCAGCCAGCCACGAAGGGCGAAGTTGAGGCCCTTATTCAGCGCCTCGACGAAGACGGCGTGAATACAGTAATGGCCGCTGTTTATGCCAATTTTGGCAAGCAGAACGCAGAGACGGACAAGGCCGCAATAAAAAACTAGCAACGGCGGCGCCGATACGGGAATGCCTGTGGTTGATCCGCAACGGCATCCCGTTCGATGTCGCCTTTTCGCTCGACGATGTAACCAGGGCAGCTTGGTCTATCGCGTTCTCCGAGATTGATGGCAACGTCTTCGACTGGACCGCAATGCGCTTCAAGGACACCGGACCATGATGGAATTCGAAAGTGTGGCGCTCTTCGCTGAACACCTCCTGACGCTGGAAGTGGCCATCGAAGCAACAACGCACCGCGCTCTCGAAAAAGCCGCCAGAGTAGTCGAGAAAGATGCCAAGGGCCAGATCGGAACCTATCAGGATGCCGTTGGCCCGTTTCAGGACTGGGCACTGCTGGCCGACAGCACAGAAGCCGAGAAAGCCCGCCTCGGTTACCCGGCCGACGCTCCGCTGCTTCGAGACGGAACGTTGCGCGACTCAATTGAGCATGAAGTCGAAGGGAACGAAGCGGTCATCGGCTCAAAGTCCGACGTCGCCGAATATCAAGAATTCGGCACCAAGACCATCCCGCCGCGCCCGTTCATGGGGCCCGCAGTATTCAAGAACAAAGAAAAAATACAGCGGATTCTCGGCGAGGCGCTCGTCGAAGGACTGATCGGCGGCGCAAAGGTGCACTCGCTTCTCGGGTACGACGACGAAATCAAGCCGTGATAGCGGCCCATGCCAGAACGCCGAGCAAGAACAGGGCAACCCCACAGATCGGCAAAACGATCATTGCAAACAGTAGCAACCAGGCGCGCTGATACCACGACAGCCGATCCGGCTTTTCGTCTATGTCGGTCACATCAATGATGCGGCCACGGTATCGAGCTTGTGCCATGAGGGATAAAAATGAGCTTTGAAGCCTACAAGGTAGCCGTAAAGCTATCCCTAATCAATAACGTTGGAGCTGGTCTTGTTTCGCTCGCTGGTCAATTTCAAGGCCTGAATAGACACATCGGCGCGACTCAGGCGAGCATCACCGCCCTTGAACGCCAGATGCTTGGCCTTAAGAAGATCGGCCTGATCGGCGGCGCTGCCGCTGCTGCCGGCGGCTTCGGCTTGTCCATGTTTGCCGCCCCACTGGAAGAGGCGAAGAAGTTCCAGATCGAGGCCGCGAAATTCGCCTCGCTCGGATTCGGTGAAAAGATCAACAGCCAGGCGGTGCAGTTCGCCACCGGCATGAAGACCATCGGTACCAGCGCCCGGGAAAACATGAGCATCGTCGGCGATGCCATGGCCGTGTTCAAAGACCTGCACGAATCCCAGATGGTCGCCCCGCTCATGGCAAAGATGAAGTTCGCCAACAAGGTGATCTTCGGTGCCGACGGTGGAGAGCGCGACACCAAGCTCATGGACATGATGAAGGTCGTCGAGTTTCGCGGCGGCCTGTCCAGCCCGGAAGAGTTCGCCCGTCAGGCCAATTTCGCCCAGCAAGCCATTGCCGGCAGCCGCAACCGAGTCGATCCATCGATGATGCTCCAAGCCCTCAAGACGGGCGGCGTAGCGCTGTCACAGCGCAGCAACGAGGCGTTTTACCTCGGCGCCGAGCCATTGATGCAGGAATTCGGCGGCAACCGCTACGGCACGGCCGCCATGAGCATCTACCAGAACCTTGTCCAGTCGCGCGGCACCATCACGGCGCAGCAGGAATTGAACCGGCTCGGCCTGCTCGATCCCAGCAAGATCGAATTCAACAAGCTGGGCAAGCTGAAAAAGGCATTGCCGGGCGCGTTCATGGGTTCTGGCGTGCTAGAGAAGGAAGGCGAACTTGCCCTGCTCGAAAAGGTGCTGCTGCCCGCATTCTCGAAGGCCGGCATCACCAGCGACGAGGGCATCCTGCAGGAACTTGGGATGATCCTCGGAAACCGTACCGGCTCGTCTCTGATGGCTCGTATTTACCAGCAGCGAGAAAAGCTGCACATGCAGACGGACGCGAACTATCACGCCGAAAACCTAGATCAAGCCAGCGACCGGGCATCCAAGACGCTCTCCGGTAAAGAGGTCGATCTGTGGGCCAAGTGGCATGACGTGCTCAAAGAATTGGGCGAGACCATCCTGCCCATTGCTATCCGGGGAGTCGAAGGCCTTACCGGCGTTCTGATTAGCGTCAGAGACTTCGCCCGCGAATTCCCAACGCTGACCAAGGGCATCACGATTTCCTTTGGCGTACTGGCTGGCGTGGTTGCCGTTGGCGGCACTCTGGCGCTGGCCACGGCAGGATTCAAGGGGCTTGGCCTTGCTCTGGCAATCGGCGGTTCTGCTGGCGGAATCGGTGGCGCCCTAGCGTCCGTGGCTACAGGAATTGGCCTTGTCGCGAAAGCAAGCGGCGTATTTCTAGCGGCCTATGCAGGCTGGAAGGCTGGCGGATGGATCAACGACAACCTCGTAAATCCAGCCGTTCAGAAACTGACCGGGGATAAGGACCAAACCCTTGGTGGGTGGATTTACGACAAAACCCACGAATCCTGGGGGTTCGGAAAAGGTGGGGCGTTTAACTACAACGGGCAGATGGGAAATGCCAGTGGCAGCCCATTTGTTGCAAGCAAATCGCAACAACCAGTCCAGGTCACAACAGAGATAAATATGGATGGCCGGCGCGTTGCCCAGGTTGTTAGCCAGCATCAAAGCAAGGAAGCAAACAAGCCATTCTCTGGCTCGTCCGGTTTTGACTACAGCATGGCCGCGCCTCCAGTTGGATTGGGTTATCAGCGATGACAGCAAAAACCATCTTGAAGCTTGGAGACTTCGTCTTTTCTGGTCAGGAAATACCGCCAAAGATCAGCTTTGGCGGCGATCAGGCGCTTGCCATACATGAACTTATTGGTGGCGTACGCGTCGTTGATGCCATGGGCCGGCAAGACGCTCCGCTTGAATGGTCAGGAATCTTGCGCGGAGAAAATGCGCTGTCTCGGGCGCGTTACCTTGATGGCCTTCGTATTGCCGGCAAGGAATTAAAGCTTGGGTGGTCTGAGCTTTCATACCTCGTTCTGGTGAAGACGTTCCGGTGCGATTTTGAGCGTTCGTATTTCCAGCCGTACTCAATTTCTTGCGTCGTCGTTGCCGATCTTTCATCGCCAGTTTCATCGATAGCCAATCCCGGCGTCGACGAATGGATCGGCCAGGACATGGCCAGCGCAATGACGCTGGGTGGCCTGATTGGAGACGGGCCGCTGTCTGGTTTGTTGGGCGCGCTTGGTTCTGCTATTGGAGCTGTGTCCAGCTTTGCCACGGCAGCGCAAAGCACATTGAATAGTGTGCTCGGCCCATTGGCCGCTGTGCAGGCGCGCGTCGGTTTGCTGGTGTCGTCAGTAGGCAGCACGATTTCAAACGTCAGCAGCCTGGGTGGGATCGTACCGAACAGTCCTATCACTCAGATGGCCAGCAAATTGACGTCGCAGGTCAGCGCCATGACGCAACTGCCGCAGCTTTACAACCTGCAATCTGTTCTTGGTCGCATTGGCGGGAATATTGGTTCAATCGGCGGGTCTGGGAACAAGGTTGCGACAGCCGGCGGAAATCTTTACCAGATGGCATCAAGCGCCTACGGCGACGCGATGGCATGGCCGACCATCGCCAGCGCCAACAAATTGACTGACCCATCTATCAGCGGATTGAAATCAATCGTTGTGCCCGCTCAGTCAGGAGATTCTGGGGGTGTTCTGAATGCTTAAAGCAGAAGCACGACAGCCCAGGTATCTCATCAAGCTCAACGATGAAATAACAATCAGCGCAGAGTCGTTCGAGGTAGACAACAACACGTTCTACCAGGCCGACACCTTCCGTGTCTGCTTTGCCATCGCCGCGCTGCCAGCCGACCGGTCGCCGTCGTGGTGGTCCTCGCAGTCGCATATCGCCGTTGAGATATTCGCCGGCTTCCCGAGAGACGCCGAGCGATTCACCGCGAACGAATTGACCAGCCTGATCTATGGGATGGTCGACGATGTTTCATTCGATCCGGCATACGGGAAAATCGTTGTTTCTGGCCGCGACATGACTTCGGTTTTCATTGACTCCAAGACAACGGAGAAGTGGGTAAATCAGACGTCGTCCGAAATCGCAAAGGCTTTGGCCGTACGCCATGGCCTTGCGTACAAGGTCACCGACACCAAGACCAAGACTGGCCGGTATTACGAAATCGACCATGCCCGATTGACCGACCAGCGCACCGAATGGGACTTGCTGACATGGCTTGCCCACGAAGAACAGTTCATGGTCTACGTGAAAGGTAACGTCCTGCACTTCGAGCCGCGCGCCGAAACCGTATCCAAAACGACGGTAATCGACAACAGGCCGGCGATTCAGAAGGAAATAGACGAGATCAAGGCGGCATGGTCAGCATCACTGAAGAAGTCGCAGGCGCTGCTGGATTCTGCATCGGCCGATTGGGACAAGTCGCAAGCGACAAAAGACGCGGCACTTGAAGCACAGGCAAGGCAAGAACTTGCTGCATCGAAAGCCGAGCGCGAAGGCGCTATTGCCAAATATCAGGCCCGGCTGCGCGAACTTGAACGCCAGTTGAAAGAGCCTCCCCAGATCATCGAATCAGGCGGGGCCTATGTGTTGCGGTGGGAGCCGCCAACCGAAAGCACATCGGCAAGATTCAACGGAAAGTCGATTGAGTTTTCGCGCAACTTGACGCTGGCGAAAGGCGTTGTTGTCTCCATTCGGAGCTGGAACGGGAAAAGCGGAAAGGCATTCACGGTTTCATATCCGACCAACAAGGCCAAAGGAACGGCTCCGGGTAATTCGTCTCCGGTGGCCCAGGTGTTTCCATTCACCATCCCTGGGTTGACGCAGGAGCAGGCCTTGCAGAAGGCGCAAGCGCTGCACAAGGAAATAACGGCTCAGGAAGTGAAGCTGCACGCGACGTTGCCAGCAGACAACATCCTGGACGTGACCAGCACAATAAAGGTCATCGGCACGGGTACCGCTTTCGATCAGATTTATTACCCAGAGAGTATTACCCGCTCAATGAGCGTGTTTGAGGGTTACACCATGCATGTCAGAGCCAAGAATCACAGTCCGGAAAGCGTGGTGCCGGCATGATGTCGGGGATGCTTAATGCGATTCGGGCACAGGCCTCAATGGCAGGCAATGGGCGCGCATCGGTTCGAGTTGGCATCGTGAGCAGCTACGACCACGCCAACTACTGCGCCAAGGTCAGAATCCAGCCCGAGGATACAGAGACCGGATGGCTTCCCGTTGTCTCGCCTTGGGTTGGCAACGGCTGGGGAATGTTCGCTCCGGTAGCCCCCGGCGACGTCGTAGAGGTGCAGTTTCAAGAGGACAGCTTCGAAGCGGGGTTCGTCTGCCAGCGCTTCTTCAACGACGAAATCCGACCGCTCGATGTTCCAAGTGGCGAATTGTGGATGGTTCATAAATCCGGTGCGTTCCTGAAATTCAACAACGACGGCAGCGTAACTATCACGTCGCACACCGACCTGACGGCTACGGTCGGCGGCAATCTTGTGGCGAATGTTGCGGGCAACACTACCGTTCAATCAGCAGGAACGGCAACGATTCAGGCGGCCAGCATCGTCCTCAGAAATGCCGGAACGGCACTCAAGAAGATCTGCACAGACCTGTTCATGACGCTCTACAACAACCACACGCACACGTCGACGACGGTCGGTACGCAAACCAGCAAACCAACCCAGCAGGCCACCATCGGCACCCATACCACCAACACCGTACAGGCTGAATGATGAACGACCTTTTCCACTACGTCGGCGGCGACGTGGGCGTTTCGTCTACGGGCGACTTGCAGCCGATTGATGGGACCATTCGTGGTCAGCAGCGCATTATTCGCCGGCTGGTGACCAATCCGCGTGAGGTATTGCCGAATGGCGACATCCTGCCGCCAGACTACATTTTTCATCCAGACTACGGCGCCGGCCTGCAGCGCAAAATTGGTGACACGGCGGACATTCCGAAAATTCGTGCGCTGATACGAGGGCAAATTCTGCTCGAGGATGTTGTCGCCAAAAATCCGGAGCCGCAAATCGAAGTCCAGGCGATCAACGCAGGATTGTCGGTATCAATCCGATATATCGATGCGGTATCGAAGACGCCCGTCGCTCTAAGCTTCTCAGTGAATAGGTAACTCCATGGCAATCACCACGCAAGACTTCACGACGCTTGTCAGAAATCAGGTTACTGCCATTCAGGGCGCAGCATCGGCGCTGGTTGATCTGACGGTTGGCAGCATCCTGCGGGCCGTCGTCGAGGCAAACGCCGCGGTAATCCTGTGGCTGCAGGGCTTGATTCTTCAGGTTCTGGCCATCACCAGGGCGGCGACCAGCAGCGGCGCCGATCTGGATAGTTGGGTTGGCGACTTTGGGCTGTCGCGCCTGGCCGCGACCAATGCAACCGGCTTTGTTACATTCGCCCGATTCACAGCAACGCAGCAGGCCGTTGTTCCAATCGGGGCCGCGGTGCAAAGCTCTGACGGCTCCCAGGCATATGCAGTAACACTTGATGCAACAAGCGCAAATTACAGCGCAACGCTAGGTGGCTATGTTCTGGCCGCTGGCGTTTCGAGTATCAACGTTCCTGTTCAGGCGCTTGTTGGCGGAACTGGTGGAAATGCGGTAATCGGCGGCATCAACACAATAGGCCAAGCAATCTCTGGCGTCGACACTGTCACGAATGCAGCAGCATTGACCAACGGGGCAGATGCCGAGTCGGATGCCGGCCTTCGAATAAGGTTCGTTGCATGGGTGGCAAGCCTATCGAAGGCGACCAAGGGGGCCATCGGCTATGCAATCACATCGCTGAAATCTGGCGTTAGCTATGCGCTCGTCGAGAACCAGAATTATGCAGGAGCCACGCAGTACGGCTATTTCTATGTCGTGGTCGACGACGGAACAGGATACCCGACCGGCACATTCCTTTCGACGGTATCGAACGCGGTAGATGCTGTTCGGCCTTTCACTTCCACATTCGGCGTATTTGCTCCGGTTGTTCTGACAGCCAACGTCGCCATGACCATCACAACAGCGGCCGGCTATGACCACACGGCCACGGCCTCTCTGGTAAATACGGCGATCCAAAACTACATCAACGCGTTGGTGCTAGGGCAATCACTTTCGTTCTCCAGGCTGACGCAGGTCGCTTACGACGCATCGCCCGGCGTGACCAACGTCACAGGGGTGACACTGAACGGATCAACAGCGGACCTGCCGGCAACCTCGCAGCAGGTAATAAAGGCCGGAACGGTTGGGGTGGCATAAATGGAAACAGGCGATCAATCGGATGTTTTTGCTCGGCTGAAATCGCTTATGCCACGCTGGTTCGGTGATGGATCAACTGTGCGCGATGCGTTGCTGCAAGGCTTGGCTTGGGCGGCCAGCTTAATTTACTCGCTGATCGCCTATACCCGGCTACAGACCAGAATCAAGACGGCAACGGACGGATGGCTCGACATGATCGCGGCCGACTTCTTCGGAGCAACATTGATTCGAGCATCGAACCAGAGCGACGCCTCATTCCGGGCGCGGATCATCATCAACTTGTTCCGGGAACGGGCGACGCGCTGGGCAATCATTACGGTATTGAAAGACCTGACCGGCAGAGCGCCGGTTGTTTTCGAGCCGCAACGACCGCTCGACACTGGTAGCTACGGCGGCCCGCTGATCGGGTACGGCATGGCCGGCGGCTATGGCTCGATTCTGATTCCATACCAAGCATTCGTGACGGCCTACCGGCCTAGCGGAGTTGGCATTCCGAACGTTGCCGGGTATGGCGGAGCAGTCGGCGGCCCCGGGCCCGGCGGCTACGGAACCTCGGCTCAGATTGAATATGCGGCGTTGTCGATGATTCAAGGCGCTGTAACCGACGCCGACATTTACGCCGCGATCGACAGCGTGAAGCCGGCGGCAACGGCTGTTTGGACGCGTATCAATAATTAACTCATAGGTTAAAACAACCACCACAAGGCGCCTCCGGGCGCCTTTTTTTATTGGAGCAACCCCATGGATCGGCAAATCGTCTATCCCGGCGCAATCCCGCTGGAAACTGACCTCCTGAACACGAACAAGAACGCGATGGTCGGCCTGTCGAAGTTGGCAGCGGCAATCCTCGGTACTGCCACGATGCTGAATGGCTTTGCCGTCACGCCGACCGGGCCGGCATCCCTGCAGGTCTATTGCGCCCCTGGCGAAATCTACACACTGTCTAACATCGATGGCACTGCCTATTCCTCGCTGGCTGCGGACACGACTCACCAGATTCTCAAGCAGGGCATTTCGCTCGATCAGGTAACGCTCAACTGCCCGGCCCCCGCAACCGCAGGCCAGAGCATCAATTACCTGATCGAAATTGCCTACCAGGACAGCGACGCGAATGCCGTCGTGCTCCCCTACTACAACGCCAGCAACCCGTCGCAGGCTTACTCCGGGCCGGCCAATGCCGGCACCGCACAGAACACCGTGCGCAAGGGTGTCGCCAGCATCGTGGCAAAGGCCGGTGTTGCTGCAACCACCGGCAGCCAGGTTACGCCCGCTCCGGACGCTGGATATGTTGGCGCATATGTCGTCACCGTCGCCAACGGGCAGACCCAGATTCTCGCCGGCAATATCACGCAATATTCGGCGGCTCAGATTCTTCCGGCTCTCGGGCTGATCGTCGGTGGCCTTCAAGGCAATGCATGCAACATTTCAGCGGCCGGCGGCACAGCCGACGCGATCACCGGAATTTACACCCCGGGCATCGCGTCGCTTACCAACGGAATGACGCTATACGTCCGAGCCGGATCGGCCAACGCGACAACCACACCGACCTTCACCCCGGCCAGCGGAGTGATTGCGGCAAAGACTATCGTCAAGGGTGCCGGTGCTGCGCTAGCTGTTGGTGACATTGCGGGCGGCGGCCACTGGATCGAATTGCAGTACGACGCAACGCTCGACAAGTGGGTGCTGCTAAACCCGGCTACAGGCGTTTCGATTACAGCCTCTATTCCATCTGTTTCTGTTCGGCAAACCGTTCTCGGCGGGCCGGTCGATACAAGCGGCCTTCCTTCGTTCCTCCCTGCGACATCGGCAAGCCTGTCGTTGACCAGTCAGAATGTCTCGGCCGGATCGCCATTCGTCGTCGCGTCTGCCAACGGCTTTAATAGCACTGGCGCGCTTGACCGTGTCGGAATTAGCACGGCGAACATGACATGGTCCGGCCTGACCGCGAATGCAACGAACTACCTCTTTGTTGATGTGGCGGCCAATGGCGCGCTGACACCTGGTAGCACGACGGTGTTGCCGATTTATCAGCAAGGTGGCACGCCTTCTGTGGCAGCAAACCAGGCTACCTTCAACATCGCACAAATGCAGATGTTCGTCGGTAATGGTGCGGCAGCGCCGCAGACATATCGAGTGTTCGTTGGAGAGGCTGTAACCGGGGCTGGTACGGTGACAAGCACCGTCGCCTATGCCTACATGGGGCAGAACATCATCCAGTCAGCAACGCTGGCTTCCTCGACGGTGTTTTCGTACAACCATCAGATCGGCGCTGGAATCATCCCTCGTGTTGAGTACGCGCTTAAATGCGTCACTGCGAATAATGGCTGGTCGGTCGGTGATGAGGTTCCCCGTTGGTTGGATGGTGTGACGTCTGTCGCCGACTCGATCCTCGGTGTCGGAGTAGACACATCAACGGTGCGGGTTTTGTCTGGCTCGGCAAATATAGCACTTCAAAACAAGACAACCGCTGCAGCTTTAGCGGTCGCAGTCACCAACTGGAAAATGATTCTTCGCGTTAATCGGGGGTGGTAATCATGGGATGCTTTATCAATAAAGAGGGTTGTTATTACGAGGGTGATCGTATTGGCCAGGATGATTCCGAGGTTGATCAGAGACCGTCGCCATTTCATGTTTTTGCCAACGATCAGTGGTCTCTTGATGTTGTCGCTGAACGAAACTCGATCATCGCCCAGTACGAAAGCGCGCTTGATGCTCATCTTGACGCAGTGGCAAAAGCTGACCGCTGGCGAGATCGGTTCACATTTGCCCTCCGCGCCGGATTTCCAAACCCGTGGCAGGCTAAGGCCGAGGCATTTGGAACGTGGATGGACGAATGCAATGCCCAGGCTTACAAGCTACTCAACGCAGTAAAGGCAGGAACGTCGGCGCTCCCTTCCGTTGATGAATTCATCGCATCGTTGCCTGTTGCTCCATGATTCGCCATCTGTAATTCAACACCACCACTACAAACCGCCCCCGGGCGGTTTTTTCATTTCTGGATCAGGAAATCCAATGACAGCAGAAAAAGCCCGATGGAGCGACGACAAGCTCGAAGAGTTTCACAACGAGTTCAAGTCTCATATGGAAACTGAAAAAATTGAGCAGCACCAGCAGCAGGCGCTCTATGACGCGGTTTTCAGAAAAGAGGACAAGGAGGCGAATGTTCCTCCTGGCCTCCTGCAGATGATGTCACGCATGAACGAACAGATGCTGGACATGCAGATATGGCAGGACAGGCAGAAAACCTTCGTTGGTGGTGTTGTATTCACTGTCTCGGCTCTTTGGTTTTTCCTGTCCGATGCCGGGCCAAAAATACTTGCCTTTCTGAAGAGGTTGTCATGACGCCGCGTGAATTCATTGTCGCCATCGGCCCGGCTGCGCAGGAGTCGGCGCACATAACCGGCATCCCGGCCAGCTTCACGATTGCCCAGGCGGCGCTTGAGTCTGGTTGGGGCGAGTCGCAACTGGCAAAACAGGCGTTCAATCTGTTCGGCGTGAAGGCAGACGGAAGCTGGAGTGGCCCTGTTTTGTACATGCCGACACGGGAATTCTTGAAAGGCCAATGGGTGACCGTTACGGCCGGCTGGCGGAAATATCCAGGCTGGCTGGCATCGATCAATGACCGGGCAAAGTTCTTCGCGCTCAATCCGCGCTATCGGCTGGCGATGACAGGAAGGCGCACCGGAGAAGATTTTGCGCGGCAGATCGCCATTGCTGGATATGCCACCGATCCGCGCTACGCGGACAAGATCATCGCTGTCATCCGGTCCCACAAGCTTGACCAGTACGATGAAGTGGCTTGATGGAAGTTATCAAGCACATCCTCGATGTTGCCGAGGGCAAACACCCATCCAACGTGAAGCGCTCAAGCCAGTGGCCTGCAGTTCGTAAGCATCACCTGGAAGAACACCCGAATTGCGCAGTCTGTGGTGGCACCGAGCACCTTGAGGTGCATCACATACGGCCTTTTCATCTCCACCCTGAGCTTGAGTTGGAGCCAACCAACTTCATCACTCTTTGCGAGTCCGGAAAGGGCGGCATCAATTGCCACCTGGCAGCCGGACATCTCGGGTCTTACAAGAGTTTCAACCCGAACGTGGTCGCTGATTCGGCTTACTGGTCCGAACGCATAAAATCCCGGCCGCTGGTCGATGCGTAGGGTGGCCGCCGTGCTGATCTGCCTGGCGCTTTCCGGCTGCGCATCATGTAGCCCATGGGTTTCGCTTGAGCACGAAGACGCAGAAACGTTCGGACTTCATTGCAAATACTAGGAGGCAATCATGCCACTTAAAACCAAGTTGCAAATCCTGCTCGGCATCGTGAGCTACGCCGTATGGGCTTTCATGGCCTATGCCGACCCGTCGTTGCGTGCTGACTTCCTGAAATTCAATGTCGTGATCGCCACCGGAACAATCGGATTGGCGCTGCGCGATATGCCTTCTTCCTCTGACCAGTCACACAAGGAGCAATCCCAATGAAACGTCTTATCTGCATCCTCGCTGCAGTCGCTCTCGCTGCATGCTCGACCATTCAAGGCCAGCCAGCACCAACCCCCGCAGAAGTGGCTGTACGGGTTTGTCCAAGCCTTCAGATGGTCACCACGGTGCTTGCGGTTCACGGCACGCTCGATCCTGCTCTCGAAGCTGACCTTGCTATTGCCTCGCCGATCATCAACACGGTTTGCGCTGGCGGCTTGTCGGTGAAATTGTCAGACCTGCACGACCTGGCGACGAAGGGGCTGCCGCCGCTGATCAAGATCATCGACTTGATGCCGATTCCTGACGCAGACAAGCAGGGCGCACGGATCGCCATTGCGCTGACCGAGGCGGCCATCGTTCCGCTGATTCAGCCCGGAATTGCGCCATGAGCAAGTTTCTGACTCCGCTCGAAATTGAGCTTATCGAAGATGGCGTCTCAGAATATCGCGGCCTCTGGCGCGTGAAGTCGCCGCTCGTCTATCAATCGGATGTCGCCGGCAAGACCATCACAGTCCCGGCCGGCTTCATCACCGATCTTGAGTCATGCCCTCGGCTGCCTGGCGTTTTCCTGTTGTTTGGCGAAATCGCGCATGCCGCTGCCGTCTGCCACGATTTCCTCTACACGGCCCCGGTGATTGTTGATCGGGAAACAGCCGACGCCGTGCTGTACGAGGCTTGTCTGCTTTCCGGGATTCCGAAATGGCGGGCCTATGGCATCTGGGCCGGAGTCCGGATTGGCGGCGGTTCGCATTTCGGAGAAAAGCCGAAATGACAGCACCGGGTGTGTTTTCATCCGGGCGATTTACTAGCCGTTATCAAACCGTCAATCCAGTCTGCCCAGGCCTGCATCATTTCTCGGCGCACCGGCAGGTACTCGGCATGATTGTAGGACGCCTTAACCTTGTCTCGCTCGGCGTGCGCAAGCTGGCGCTCGATGGCATTCTCGTTCCAGCCTTGTTCGTGCAAAAAAGTTGATGCCGTAGACCGGAAACCATGGCCTGAAAACTCGCCTCCGTAGCCCATTCGCTCAATTGCCCGGTTGATTGCCGTGCGCGACATGCAGTCTTTCGGGTTACGGATGTTCGGGAACAGGTGGGCGCGATTCCCTGTCAGTTTTTGAAGCTCTCGCAGTAGAGCCAGCGCCTGGTGCGATAAAGGAACGATATGCACCTCTCCCGGAAGCATGTATTTCGCCATTTTCATGCGCGCAGATGGAATGCGCCACTCGGCAGCGGCGAAATCAATTTCTGACCATTCCCCCATGCGCAGTTCCTGAGTCCGCAGGAACGTCAGAAGCATGAGCTTCATGGCAATTCGCATCGGTGGCCAGCCGCCGTTGACCTCGATCTTCGCCACGAATTTCGGAATGTCGTCTTGCGTCAGCGGCGGATTGTGTCTTACCTGCTTGCGTTTGATCGCGCCTTTCAACGCCACTGACGGATCGCCCGTAACGTACTGTTCAATGATCGCATATCGAAATAACTGACCAGCCCAAAGCCGGAATAGAACAGCTACGCTCGGAGCCCCGCGCTTCTCAATGGCGCGGATCACTTTGAGCAAGTGGATGGCCTCAACGGATCGGATTGGAATCGCACCGATAACCGGATAAGCATCCTTGAACATCACGTTCTCGATGTTCATCTTGTAGGCCAACGACCAGCTTCCGTGGCTATGCTCGATCCACTCTTTTGCCACCACTTCAAACGTGGTCGCCGCAGCGCTCATGCGCGAGGCTTTCTCGGTCGCCTTGACCTGAGTTGGGTTCAGGCCTAGTTTTGCCTGCTCCCTAGCCCACTCCCTCCCCTTCCTTGCTTCCGCCAGAGTGACGCCCGGATAGTCTCCTATGGTGAATATCCCGTCCTTACCATCAATCCAATAGCGATAGCGCCATGTTTTCGCGCCCGATGGTCGCACCTCAAGAAAAAGCCCGAGCCCATCCTGTAATTTGTAGGATTTGGCCTGTGGCTTGGCGTTCCGGGCTTTTGTATCTGTGAGTATGGCCAT